CTCCCCCCATGGTGGCGAGCGTGGGTGAGAGCGAAGAGAGTTTATCGGAGAACCCCCCCGCAAACCCCTCGGTCTTCTTCGCCGCGTCCTGTATGCCGGTATCGAACCCTTTCTTATCCAGACTCAGTGTCGCTACGAGGTTCCCGACGTTCAGCGCCATGTGTCGTTACCGTCCCACCGAATATCAGTGCTATTTCTTTGCATCGTCGTTTCATCTCCTCCGGCGACTGCGGGCTGTTTTGGCGTCGTGTCCGGGAAGATGTCCTTCCAGGTCCATACCCGGTCCGTTCGTTTCTGCCGGAGCGAGTTGTAGACCGCGGCCGCAACCGTCCCGGCCCGAACATTCTCCATCTGGTGCTGCTGCCGGTCGCGGGCGGCCTTGCCAGCGATTCGTGATCGCAATCTCCGCCGGCGTCAGGTCGTAGAGGATGCGGGGATCATCGAAGTACCCGGTTTCCGCGGCAAGGTCGAGGTACTCGGTGCATCCACCCGGAGAACGGTTTCAGTTTCCCGTATCACCCGCGGGTTTCTTCGTCGAGGCCGACTGCATCGCGTCGTTCAGGAGTTCCGCGAGTTCTTCGATGGTGATGTTGTCGAGGACGGTCTCAAACTCCGCGTCCGTCAACATCTTGCCGTCTTTCCGCATGCAGAGTTTGACGAGCCTCGCTGTCATGGTGACGTTCGGGTCGTCGCCGAGCATCTTCGGGAGATCGGTGATCTTTCGTCTCGAACTCCCGCTCGATCGCGATCGAGGTCCCGGCGGAGAAACGGAGGGTGTAGTTCACCCCTCCGATCTCCCGGGGTCACGTTTGGGATCATGTTGAGGACGCCTCACTGAACACGGGCGGAGTCTTGCCGTCGATCCGCAGGGTGAACGTCCGCTGCACTTTTTCGTCCTTGGGGACAGCGATCCCGATCCCGGACACAAACGCCGTGAAGGGTGAGCGTCGAGGAGTCCGGGAACGTGATCGTGTACTGCGCCGAGCCCCCGCAGACAAACGCCTGCGTCAGCCGGGTGTTCCCGCTCATGTCCTTGTTGTAGTTCACGGTCAGGTCAAACGTGCCGGCGTCCTTGAGGCCCTGCACGAAGGTCTTCCACCCGCCGGCGCCGTAGACGGTGTCTTCGATCTCATCTGCGGTGAGCGAGAGGTCCCCGATCGCGTCCACGTTGGCGATGGCGCCGACGGAGTCTGCGATAGTCGTTGTCTTGCCGATATAGGTCGTCATGTATACCACTTGTTGATGTCAAACTGCACCGGCATGACCCGGGTCCGGTGCTGTCGGGTAGTCATCGCCGGGGGCGGACCACTGCGAGTAATCGTAGTAGTCGCCGCAGAAGGCGATCGCAGATAGGCGCGGTTCGGTCACTCCGGTCGGTAAGAACCGGAACGACCGATGGATCAGTCCGTCCCGGGGCGTCTCCTGCCCGAGAGCGGAGACGAACGCCTCGAACACGTATGTCGAGTGGTCCGGGAAGATCAGAGCATATTCCGCGGACTCCCCCGATTCGTAGCGGTCGAGGAGCCGGACCACCGGTTCGTCGTTCTCCCGGTAGTTCAGGCGGACAGTGACCGGGGCGTCCCGTTTCAGGCCGACCCGGTGCGTCCGGCGTTCCCGCGGTCCGTGCGTCGTGGTCTCGATCTCGGTGCGTTCGAGGTCGAGCCGGCCGATCGCGGAGACCGGGGCGATGGTGACGCCGGCGGTCACGTCGTAGAGGATGGATCCTTTGCCAATCATGGTTCGTGCCATTTCGATAGGTCATAGTAGGCGCCGCACAGGCCGATGACCGGTGCCGCCCGCTCGCGCATCGTGGCGAAGTTCAGGCTGAACTCATGCGTCTCCCCCTGGCTCGTGGCGGCTTTCCCGAGGTAGGCCGGATCACTCATCGCCGTGACGGAGAGGTTAGCGGGTGCCGTTGATCGGCCAGTTCGCGAGCCCGTCGAATGCGTCCCGGATCTGGTCGGCCTTGTCGCGGGCGAGTAGGTAGGCCGGGTTGCGGACGAGGACCTGCACGGACGGCCGATCGATCACCTCGCCCGGCCGTAGTCATGATACGGAGCCGGACCGCCGGTCTCGACGACGGTGATCGCGGCCGCCCGGTCCGGGACTCCCCCGAGCCACAGGCTGACGCCCGGGGTGCCGATCCCGAGCCCGGCCAGGTGCTGCACGAAGTCGTCGCCGACGCTCACGGTTTCACCTGCCCGAGGAGTTTCTGGAGATACTTCGCGTATTCTCCGGAGAGGTGATTTACGGCGTTCTCCAAGAACTTCGCTTCCCCAACGGGGTGGCGGACACCGAGCCGTTCATGGACCGGGACGGCATATGCCTTCCCCTTCTCCCAGGTTGCGCCGAACTTCTCGTAGCCGACCACCTGCACGTAGGTGTCGCCGTCCCGGAGCGGCCCCTCGTTGAAGACCCGGGACCGGAGTTCCCCGGTCTCGACGGGGCACCGGCGGGTGGACTCGCCTTCCACCCGGCCGCCGAACTTCCGCATACCGTCCGCGACCGCGTCCGTCATCCGGTCCTTATAGACCTCCAGGTTCGCGATCAGCGTCTGGTCGCCGTTGACATACGCCACCTTCACGCTTGGTCTGGCCATGATCTTAACTCCGGCTGTAGATCGTCTCGATGCCGCCGATCTCCTCCCCGGTCTCCGGGTCAGTCGCAATCACGATATCTGCGATCTTGACCCGCCGGATCTCCTCGTTCCCGTTGAGGAATACGTATTCGTCGTTCTGTACCAGGAGGCGGTCGGCGTCGAACTCCTCGGCCCCGACGGCCGTGTGACTCGCATAATCTGTTTCCTCGTCATTCAGTCACCTCGACCGGGTCGAATGCGACCCGGAGGAATGGGTGTCGTTCGGCGATCTGGCAGTTGAGACCGTGGCAATCCGCGTGTTCGTGTAGCCGATCCAGGACGCAATCGAAGAGCGAGCGTCGCCGTCGAATGTCCGGCCTCCATCTGTTGCGGGCGCGGGAATCGTTCAGTCACCTGCATCAGATCCTTCGCCAGGTCGTACGATTTCTGCCAGATTTTCAGACGCTCGTGCTGTTGTACCATGTAGATCGCCAGATTTCCAGATCAACAGACTCCGCGGAAGCCGATGTGGTGGTACGCGCCGGACGGAGCGTTGCCCACGTACAGGCAGAACAGTCCACAGTTCGCGCCATACTTCCAATCCCCGCCCCGCATCGCAGCACGCTGACCGGTTGCCTGCCAGTAGTAATCATTGTCATACTCTGCTCTTGCAGAGCCAACCGTTGCCGGAGAGAACGCGTCTGCCGCGAGGGACCGGTTGCCGTCCTTCGTTGGGCGTAGAGTGTCGCGATGTTGCCGTTTGCGGTCGGCAGCACGAGACCCGCGCCCGGATACTCGGCGTCGATCGTGTGGTCCGTGGTCCCGATGAGCATGTCGACCCACTCCCAGGCGTTCCCGACGAGGTCGTAGACCCCCGACTCCTTGCCGTTGAGGCTCCATGAGGTCGGCCCCGTGCCCGCGAGACACCGGGCGAGCTCGCGTTGCCGCATATCCAGGGCGCACCGGGTCCGGCCGCCCCTCGTAGATCGCGTTCCGCGGTCCGGCGGCGTCCTTACCCCAGTTCGTGTTGCCTTTCGGGTAGCCGAGGCCGTACTGGTAGACGGTGGCTTCATCGCCCACGCGCTACGCTGAACCACTCATATCCCCCCGGGTAGGAAATGGCGGACGATCTCGTAGGTGTCGTTGCCCGTGATCGGCCGGGAGCGCCGGATAGAGTTCGAGGGTTTCGCGGCGTTTTGCGTTAGCGTCGGCGTCGCCGCCGGTCCGCACCACACGCCAGGATATACGTTACCCCGTCCTGCGGACCGGACTCGGCGCCGAGCAGGTGCGTGGCGGCCTCCGCATAGAACTTCGTCGGGCTGGTCCCAGACGCCGTGCAGTGCCTGTGCCTTGTTCGCGACCCCTTCTCGGTTCTCGATCGCGAAATCTTGGCGTTGTCCAGTTGATGTCGCGTCCCAGATGACAACGCCCGGCATGCTTGCAGCGCCGTTCAGTCCAGGACTGGTTGCACTGACGCTACCTCGGGAGACGTTCGAGGCGTCGTGCATGCACGACTGATACTTGTCCATCCAGAACCCGCCGCACTCCGATCCGTTGAGATTCTCCTGCGTGAATCCGGCGGACTCCGAACTTCGGGACCCAGACCTGGTGGATCTCCCAGACTCGTTGTCCGCGGCGTCCTTGATCCGGAGGATACGGTTCCGCATGCTCGGGACGACCGGGTGCGCCCGGAACGTTTGTTTCGGCACCCCACCCGGTCAGACTCCGGACGAAGGATGTCGCCAGGATTGGCCGGGATATCTGCAAAGTTGATCGAGTAGGTGCCCCGGTGCCCCACATGGGTCGGAGTCGATTTCTGGTCGGATTTCGTTGCGAATCCGACGGGCCGGACTTTCTGCGTCCCGGTCGGCACGGTCTGTGTCAATCCACCGCCACGGTCGGCGGAACGTAGACCAGTTTTCCCACGGTCCATGACCACCGGTCTTCTCGACGAGCCCCTGGGCAACGGACGTTGCCTGGCCGGTCTTGACGGTAGCGGCGGTCCAGGACAGACGAAGAGTTTGCCGCGACGTTGCCGGACCGCGTTTGCCAGCGCCCGATAGAGTTTGCCGTCGGATTTCTGTAGAAGACCAGACCGGAACGCGTTGCGACCGTCTCCCGATACGTCTGCGCGAGGATCGAAGGGATCTTTTAGATTCTCCTGCTGCTCTGTTTACCATTTGTGACTTAATTCTCCTTTCGTTTGC